TAGCTCAAATATTAAGACAAAGGGAGGCTCAAGCTCAAGAAAGACGTGAAAACGGTGAATGGGACTTACCTGATGCTGATGAGACTGGATTGAAAGCTCATGCGTTATTACGAGTTCTTGAGATAGAAGGTGATATTGAAGTAATGACCAACCAAGACCGAGGTGAGATTGCAAGAATTGAAAATGAAATTACCAGACTTCAAGCGGAATATGATAATGATGGGGAAGTTAGACAAGATTTATTAGATGAGATAAGTGAGTTGGAAGATGAGTTAACGGAATTACAAAATAAGATTGATGTATACAATATTATCCCAACAGGAAGATATTATGATGCATCGGAGTTCGAAGTAATTGGAGCTCCTGAGTTGGAAGACCGTAGATATGTTGTTGGAGATGAAAGTGAAATGGAAACAAGTTCTTATGAATATCTTGACCAATTACTTGATGATATAGGGTTTGAAGCATTCAGACCTGAATTTGTAAAACAATATATTGATGAGGATGCGGTTATTTCATATGCTGAAGATTTATATAATCAAGATGTTTATGATAGTCCCGATTCTTATTTGGATGATAGTGAAAGAATGTTATCAAGACAGCAAGAGGAAATGATTACAATTTTAGAAAACAAGATTGAAAAATATAGAGAATTGGTTTCAAAGTTAGAGGGTGAGTTGGATGGTGAAAACGACGAAGACATTGAAGAAAGAATTGATGAGTTAAATGAAAATATTTCCGAAATGGAAAGTGAAATTGAAGATATTAAAGACGACCCTGAAGGTGACTTTCCAGATGAGTTACTTGAAGATATTATTGAGAGAAGACTTGAAGATGTGAAATATAATATTGAAGGTTTTATGAACGATTGGGGATTGGAAATCAATAATTACATAGACAGAGACGCGTTCATCAAAGCGGTTGTTGACGAAGATGGGTATGGTACAACACTAAATGGTTACGATGGTAGTGCGGATGAAATCAATGTTGAAGGTGAGACCTTTTATGTAATGAGAATTGATTAAGATTTTTATTTGGTTATAATTGTTGTATGGGGAGAAGAAAAAAGATAGCGTTTAAGCTAAATCCTGAGTGGATGTTAAAAGAGCCGTTGGATTTTGAATACAACAAATATACTTTATTGGATTACATTCAAAAATGCGAGAAGAACTTCGAGAACTTTGAAATATATCCTGACTTTGTTGAGTTATCTTTACACTTAGCGAACGTACAATCCCTACACAAAGAAAATACCTTATTACTTACAGATAAGAAATTTGATTCATGTGATGATGAAATCATGTTGAAAGACTTATACCCAAAAAAACCAAGAAACTTATCAAAAGAAGAGGAATTGGAATTGGATAAGACCATAAGATACTCCAACGGAAAATTATATGATGCATTCAATTCAGCCAAGTCAATTTGGAATATGGTCTTTGAGAACGTGGAAGTATCTCTTAAGAAAAATAGAGAGTTATTAATATCTGGTTCGGGTTACATATTCTATTACAGAAAATCTGAACACAAGATTCATGTTTGGGAATATCAGATTAAGAAAGGTAAAAACGATAGTGCAGATAAAACCTATCTTACCAAGATTTATGAAAATCATCCTGACGAAACTACCTTGTTATCTATAATCGAACAATACTCAAAATATAATAAAACCAAATATTTTAGGGACTTACCTGTATTTGAAATGACCTGTGACCATGACTTCCCAATGGAACAAACAATCGTTCCAATCATGAAAAGAAAAGTTATGTCTTATATTTTTCAAATTGTTAGTATGAATAAGATAAATAACTTTGACTCTAAATAATAATATACCTATATTTGTATCGTGAGTTTCAACAAACGATATATCAATTACGAGAGAAGTTTATCATCACTTCAGGAAGATAGATTGGAAGAGTATTACGGTAACAGTGATGCTCTTTTTTTTATGGATAAAGCAAGCCACGAGATTTACAAATTACATTGTGAAGGTAAATCTGATAAAGAAATATTAGAAATAATTGAACATTTATGAACGATAAAGTAACAAAAACCTTGATGTCTAAGTTGAGACAACCGATTCACATTAACTACATCTCATCTCACATCTTGAGAGTTTCTGAAGAGGAGACCCGAAAGATTTTGGATAACCTTATTAAAGAAGGTGTAATTGAAGAATCAAAGTATGCAAAAGATTATTATGTAATTAAATCAGTGTAAATATAAATTATGGTAAAGTTAGAATACGTTTGGTTGGATGGGTACAAACCAGAACCAAATTTAAGAAGTAAAGTTAAAATTGTTGATGGTAGTACATTAGGTGACTCAATAGAAAGTTTCCCAATGTGGAACTTTGATGGTTCATCAACACAACAAGCTGAAGGACATAGTTCGGATTGTATTTTGAAGCCTGTTAGAGTTTATTATGGAAATATCTTTGATACGGTTTATGTTTTTTGTGAGGTCATGAATGCGGATGGGACTCCTCATGTCACAAATAGACGTTCTATGGTTGAGGACCAAGATGACCTTTGGTTTGGATTTGAGCAAGAATATTTCATCCGTGAAGAGATTAATGGTGGTATCTTGGGACACAAACAAAATATTCTTAAAGGACAAGGTGAATACTATTGTGGTGTTGGACATAACGTAATTGGACGTAACTTTGTTGAAAACCACTTGGAAACATGTTTGGAGTATGGTATCAACATTACAGGTATCAATGCTGAGGTTGCATTAGGTCAATGGGAATACCAAGTATTCTCAAAAGGTTCACAAAAAGCTGGTGACGACCTTTGGATGTCACGTTACTTACTTTATAAGATTGCTGAGGATTATGGATATCATATTGAATTACACCCAAAACCAATTACACATGGTGAATGGAATGGTTCAGGGTTACACACAAACTTCTCAACAGAAAAAATGAGAAGTGAAGGTGGGGAAAGTTATTTCATGTCAATCTTCAACGCATTTGAATCAAGACACAAAGACCACATCAACGCGTATGGTTCCAACAATCACTTACGTTTGACTGGTGAGTATGAGACACAAGCAATTGATAAATTCAGTTGGGGTGTATCTGATAGAGGGGCATCAATCCGAGTTCCAAAAGACACGGCAAAAGAATGGAAAGGTTATGTTGAAGACCGTAGACCTGGTTCAAATGCTGACCCATACAGAATTATCCGTGAGATTATGAACTCACTTAAAGTTGCTGAGGTTTTATATGAAACCAAAACGATGATTAATAAGGATGTAGTGATTGATGGTCTGAACGAAAAATATCATGCAATTTCTAATCATGAGTTGTTGGATGAATACACAAATGATGAGGGATATGTTTTGGAGGATGAGTTAATGGGTTCATTGGCGAATGTTCCTTCAGAAGAAATAAAGTTTCAACAGACACAAAAGAAATAAAACCATGGGGTTAATGATAATATTTCTTGGTCTTGGTATGTGGTTAGCTATAATCATCTTATACCTTATGTTTATTAAACCATTGATGGTTGAAAATGAAAGGTTGAAAGAGGAGATGCATCAAAGAATTAAAATAGGATTTTACGAAGAATTAAAAGAAGAAGAATATGAGTGAACAAGTTAATCACCCACAACATTACGGAGGGGAAAACAATCCATACGAAGCAATCAAAGTTATTGAAGCGTGGGAGTTAGATTTTCATCTTGGGAATACAGTTAAGTATATTTCAAGGGCGGGAAAAAAAGAAACAGATAAAGAATTACAAGACCTGAACAAGGCTCTATGGTATCTTCAAAGACGAATAGACAATTTAAAGAATAGTAAGATATGATAGAAACAGGAAAAATATTACAAGGTGATTGTATTGAGGTAATGAAGACATTACCATTAACGTCTGTTGATTTGGTTGTGACTTCACCACCCTACAACGTAGGGATTGATTATGATACTCACCACGATAGTATGAGTATGGAAGACTATTGGGATTTTACACGTCAATGGTTGACAGAAGCATTCCATGTGTTAAAAGATGACGGTCGTATTGCAGTAAACATTCCATACGAAGTAAACGTACAAGACCGAGGTGGTCGAGTATTATTTATGTCTGAGTTTTGGACCATCATGAAAGAGGTTGGGTTTAAGTTTTACGGACTTGTTGACCTTGATGAGAATTCACCACACAGAAGTAAGACTACAGCTTGGGGTTCATGGATGTCACCAAGTAGTCCATACATTTACAATCCAAAGGAGTGTGTGATTTTAGCATACAAGAAAGACCGTATTAAAAAAATCAAAGGAGAACCTCAATGGAAAGCCGAGATGGTTGAGATGGAACAAGAAGATGGTACTGTTAAGACCAAAGCGGTTTATCAAGATGAAGATAAGAAAGAGTTTATGTCCTTGGTTTATGGTCAGTGGGAATATTTTGCAGATACCAAACAACAAACCAAAGCAACCTTTTCAATGGACATTCCAATGAAGGCAATCAAGATTCTTACATATAAGAATGATGTAGTTCTTGACCCATTTACAGGAAGTGGTACTAGTCTATGTGCTGCTGAGATTAGTGGTAGACGATGGATTGGAATTGAATTGAGTGA